ATCACTAAAGAAAGCAGGTGGTTCACAACTACTATCTGCTGGTAAGTTCGAATCAATATCTACAGTAGAAGCTGCAATGAGAATGTATTCTATCGACCCAAAAGGTAAAAGAAAAGTAGAATCATTAATTGATAATTTAGAAAAGAAAATGATTAAACTATCTACAAAAGATACTGTAGGTAAGTTAGAAAAGTTAGCAAAGAAATCAAACTTATCACCAGCAGATAAAAAGAAAGTTGCAGAGTTAGACCAAGGTCAATTATATGCAGACGAACTAACAGATGAAATGGAAAAATTATTCAACTCAGAAGCTTTGATGAAAGAATACTTTTGTTGGGAAGCTGCAACTGGTGAAAACAAATTCGGTAAAGGTTCTAAAGGTGTTGCAAACCAAGTGGTGACCTTTAAGGAAACAGGAATAATTACAGATGTTTTAAAATTAGATTCACCTAGTAAAGCAGGTAAAACACTTGCAAAGGGTAATAATTTTTATGTATCATTTAAAAGTTCATCTGGTTCACCACCTTATCTTTCATTAAGAAGCAGAAAATTAAAAAAATCAGAAATGCAAACTAATTCATATCAACCTACATTTGCAGAGATTATAAAAGAAGAATGTGCAAAAGAAAGAATAGGAATGCAAGTCTTACACGAAAGTAATGTAGAACAGTTGGATGAATTTCAAATGTTTAACAAATTAGTATCTAAGGCAAAAAATGTTGCATCTTCTATTAAGAATCAAGCAAAAAGAATTCTTGATGGTATTATGAAAAGAATGAAAGCTGCATTTGACTGGATTAAGAAACAAGGTAGAAGACTAATCGATGCAGTTTTAAATTTCTTTGGATTAGATATTAAGGGTATAAAACTAACAGGGGGTGGGAAGTATCCCATAAAGATATGAAGAGTTTTATAAGATATATAGCAGAAGGTAAGGGTGGTGCAGAAGCTGGTAAGATGGAACTTATCAAAACAGATGAAAAGAAAGCATACGAATATGCAAAGAAACTTTTTGATAAAAAAGGATTTGATATAGATAAAGAGATTCCTAAATTTTCTGCAAACTACAAAATTGCACAAAAACTTGCAAGGATGGGATTTGCACAAAGAAAAGATATGCCTGTAATCGATAACAGAGATATTAAACTATTACAAAAAAGATTAAAAGCAGGTGCAATTGATATTGCAAGACCTTTTGCAAAGAACGAAGTTCCAGATGACCCATTTCCTCAAGGACTAGACAAAGAGACAGGAAAGAAATGGGTAAATGGTGGTCTTGCAAAGAATGATGGTGAATCATCCGATGACAAAGTAAATGTTAAAATTAAAAAGATTGCAGTAGGAAAACTAAAACCTATTCAGAGTCAAATCTATTTTGACAAATCAATTAAGAATGTATCAAAGTTTGGTGCAAAAGGAACTAAAGACTTTTCTGCATCTAAGAATAATTTTTATGTGGTATCTAAAGATGACAGAATCATAGATGGTCACCACAGATTTTTATCTGCTGTATTGGTTGACCCAGCAATAAATGTGACTGCATTAGAAATAGATTTACCAATCAAAGATTTACTACCCTTAACACTTGCATATACAGATGCAATAGGAAATGTGAGAAACAAATAATGGCAAGTCCAAATGTACATTTAGAACATATAGAAGATGAGATATTCAATAATGGTATTGATGGTGGTCGTGCATCTATAAACTTTATTAGGTCACTTCGTGATATGTTATCATCTGGAAGTTCAAAAAGTACCAATGTAACTGTTAAGTGGGATGGTGCTCCAGCAATTTGGTGTGGAACTAATCCAGAGTCAGGCAACTTCTTTGTTGCGAAGAAAAGTTTATTTAGAAAAACAGGCCCTAGGTTCTATGAGTCTATCAAAGAAATAAATGATGCAGATGATTTATCGGAAACACTTAAAGATAAGTTTAAAGCATGTTATACTAATCTAAAAGATTTAGGATTTACAGAGATACTCCAAGGTGACTTGATGTTTATCAAAGGAGATTTAGAAACACAAAAAATTAACGGCGAAAGCTATATTACCTTTGGCCCTAATACTATCACTTATGCAGTTCCTTCTACATCTAAACTTGCATCTACTATGAGGAAAGCAAACATAGGTATTGTGTTTCATACAACATACACAGGTGACTCATTATCAAATCTTAAAGCATCATTTGGTGCAAACATATCTAAACTCAAGAGTTCAAGTAAAGTCTGGATGGACAATGCAGAATACAATGATGTATCTGGAACTGCAACATTAACTAAAAAAGATACAGCAGAATTAACCAGATTAATGTCCAGAACAGGTAAGTTATTTGCAAAGATTAAAAAACCAGCCCTTGATGCATTCCTTAAAACTCAAGGTGAGATGGAAGCTGGGATGAGTTATAAAACATATCATAACAGTAAAGTGAGAGCAGGTGAAAACTTCCTACGACTAAACTACAAGAAACATGCAGATGGATACTTTCAGTTTGTTGAAGAGAAGTGGGATGCAAAGATAGATAAGCTTAAATCTGCTTCAGCAAAAAAAGTCAAAGCAAAAAACAAGAATATATACTTAACACAGATTAGAAAACAATTATTAACACTTAAGTTGTTAGTTGAGTTTCAAGCATTAATAAACTATGCAAAGATTAAGATACTTACAAAAGTAAATAAAGCAAAACAATTAACAGATATGTTTGTTAAAAAAGATAATGGTTTTGATGTTGTTGCACCAGAAGGTTTTGTTGCAATTGACAATAATCTTGGTGGTGCAGTAAAGTTAGTAGATAGAATGGAATTCTCACTAAATAACTTTACAGTTCAGAAAGATTGGGACAAATAAATTATGGAGATATATTATGGCAACTTCGTTGAAAGAGTACCAGTATCATGGTGCATCATTTGGTAATGAGGGGTTAACCCTAAAAGATAAAGATGGACAACCTTTTATAATAAGAAAAGATATTTTAGAATGGGGTGGTTCAACAGTTTGGGAAAAATGTCATCCCACATTCATTTCACAAAAAAGAAAAGTTATACTTACATGTCCTCGTAAAGTAGGACATTCTTCTATTCGTTTTTATTTAAGTTATATGAATAGTCATTATGATGATGACTGGACTTGGATTGAAGGAATAGATAGAGACCCACAAGAATGGTTAAGTGATGAAGATTCAGAATCTTTGTATCAAGATTTATATTCAGACAATCCAGAAAACTCTAAAATATGTGTAGTTCCAGAACCAGATGCTTGTAGTAACACAAATCTTGAAGGTAATCAATACCATTATGGTTCTCAATTTATATCTAAAAAAGATACAGAGGAAGTAAACAAATTATTTGGAAAAGAAAATGATATCATATGGCCATTAGAATTTTCTGATAACAGTGAAAAAATATTGAATAATGAAAGAGCATTCTTTCCACCATGGCAAAAACTAAAACCATTTTCGGATTATAAAACTTATTTAATAGTTAGAGACCCTTGGGATAGATTTATATCTGGACTAATAACAGAAATGGATAATGGTCTCATGAATCCTTGGAAGTATGATTCTATTGCAAATACAGAAAAGGGATGGGAACTTCTGTATACTGCTGTGAAAAGAATACTATTCTTTACAGAACCAGAATATCTTACATTAGGTGGTATGGATGGCCCTCAAGCAAATCATACATTTCTGTTAGGAAGACCTCTATGGAAAGGTGAATCTATGTATGATTCATATGATGTGTTAATTGACTTTAAACATGAATTAGAATTTGAATCAAATGAACAGGAAATAATGTCTGTATCTAATGATTCTTTAAAAAATAGTAAAGGTATTATTGATTCTCTTTTACATTATGGATTCATAAATCAAGAAGTTGTTGATGAATTCTATGGAAAACAACACCATTCAATGTATGAACATACTCATATCAATGTGACACCTTATATCAGACAACATGTGATAAGTGAGTTACAGGAAGATAAAGACCTAAAAGAATGGTGGGATAGAGCTCGTGAATTGGTTGATATTGAGTATAAACTCATAGAAAACAATAAACATAAAATCGAAAAAACATAAATACTTGTATGAAATCTTTCAGAGACATAGTAGAGGTGAAATCCAAGTCGGCAGTTTTTGCATTTGGTAGGTTCAATCCACCAACGGCTGGACATCTTAAACTTGCAATGAAAGTAAAAAGTGTCGCAGGTTTAGATGATGGATTCATCTATACAAGTCATAGTCAAGACTCAAAGAAGAATCCATTAGATTATAGAACCAAAACAAAGTTCATGAAACTCTTGTTTAAACCAGCTCGAGGAGTAACAGTTTCTACATCTAATTCTAGAACAGTATTTGATGTAGTTGTTGATTTATATAACCAAGGATACAGAAGTGTAAAGATGGTTGCTGGTTCAGATAGATTAAAAGAGTTTGAAAGTCTACTCACAAAGTACAATGGTGTGAAAGGTAGACATGGTTTCTACAACTTTAAAGATATCGAATTGGTATCGGCAGGTGAAAGAGACCCAGATGCAGATGACATATCTGGTATGTCTGCATCTAAGATGAGAGCAATGGCTTTCGATGGTGATGAGAAAACATTTGTTAAATCATTACCAAGAACTTTTAGACAAGGAAAACAACTGTATAAGGCAGTAAGAAAGGGAATGGCAATTCGAGAAGAATTCCATCATATACCAGAGTACATGCAAAATGATATTGGAAAATACATACGAATCGCTACTTGAGGGAATAAACGACCCTGGCGTATTTAAAGCTGTCTTCATGGCAGGTGGGCCAGGTTCTGGAAAATCTCTTGCAGCTAAAAAATTAGGTTTCTTATCTATGGGTTTACGACCAGTAAACTCAGACTCATCTTTTGAAAATGGTCTTAAGAAAGCAGGTCTTTCACTTAAGATGCCAGAAGACGAAGAAGAACAAAGAGATGCAATCAGAGTTCATGCAAAAGCCATGACTGCAAAACGACAAGACATGTTAGTTAAAGGTCGTATAGGTCTTGTTATAGATTCTACTGCAAGAGATATAAAGAAACTACTTATACAAAAGAAATTACTAGAACAACTCGGTTACGAAACTGCAATGGTATTTGTAAATACTTCTTTAGAAACTGCATTAGACAGAAATAGAACAAGAGAAAGAAGTATACCAGATAAAATAGTACAAGATAACCATGCAAAAGTTCGTTCAAACATGGGTAAACTACAAAATGCATTTGGTCGTCCAAATTTCTTCATTATCGACAATGATGGTGATGTAAAAGATTTAGAAAAAAATACAACTAAAGTGTTTCCTAGACTACAATCATTTGTAAAAAGTTTCCCTTCTAATAAAATGGCACAATCATGGAAAAAGGCACTAACTATGAAACCTATGAAAAATATCAAACTTGCAGCTGAATATGAGAGTCCAGCAGATATGGACGATAGATTATTCAATGAAGATGCAACAACAGATGCACTAAAAGGTAAACAAGAAAGAGAAAAAGAACAACTTAAAGTAAAACACGATAGAGAAATGGATGCAGATAGAAGAAGAATAACAAGGGACAAGAATAGAGATACAGACCCATCATCTACTAATGAAGTCTCAGATGCAGTTCAAGCCACAAAAGAAAAGATTTATAAAGACCTCAAGAAGAAGAAAGATTACTTTGAGAAAGAGTATGGTGATAAAGCAAAAGAAGTCATGCATGGAACAGCAATGAATCAAGCAAAGAAAATACATAAGGTTGCAGAAGGTAGGTTTAATACTGAACTAACCAGACAACTACAACTTGAAGTATTAACTGCAGCTCAAAGAAGAAAAATCGGAATGAGGATGAAAAGGTTTGCTAAAAAGATTCAAAAAACTAAAGAAAGAATGAAGAAAAGAATGAAAAATTCTAAACAACTTCAAACAAAAGCAAACAAACAAGCAAGAATAACCATGTTTAAAAAGATGTCTGGTGGTAAAACACCTGGCCAAGTTTCAATAGGAACTAGAATTGCAGTAGGTAAAAAACTTGATAAAAAGAAAGGTGCAATAGCAAAACTTGCTAAAAAACTATTGCCTAAGGTTAGAAAAGCAGAACAAGAAAGACTTGCAAGATTTAGACAACAACAAAATCAGAAAAAGAAACAGTAGAATTACTGATATATATAAATACTATAAGAAAGATTTAACAGGAGACCACAATGTCAGATATAAACGATAGATTAAAATTCCAAAGTGGGACTGATAAGGTAACTCAATCGGTTGCTGACGCGGTCTCAGATGTCCTTAATTCTGGACAAACACCACAAACTCGTATGGAGAAACAAGCTGCACTTCATAATTATCCTTTACAAGGTAAACCAGAAGTTGCAGAAACATTCACCAGAGAACTTGCAGAACTTAAAAAAGCAGTAAATGATGACAAAAAACAATTTGTTATGGCTGCTCGTAAAGCAAAAGCAGATGGTAAAAAAACCTTTATGTTTGCTGGTAAAGAATACCCTTGTACAGTAGGTGAAGAAGTAGTTGATGAAACTAATAAAAACGACAAATCAGATGATGGTGAAGGGTTAGACGCAGTTCAACCAAAAGCAGTTAAGAAAAAGTTTAAAGATAGAAAAGACAAAGACATCGATAACGATGGTGATGTTGATTCATCTGATAAATTCTTGCATAAGAAAAGAAAAGCAATCTCAAAAGCAATGGATAAAAAAGAAGATGCATCTGAGATTAAGTATGATGCAAGAAGTAAGTCCTTCAAAGAAACACTTAGAAGGTTAGGATATGTTAAAGAAAAATCTTTAATATACAACAATAAGAAAGCTGGAAAATAAACTATGTCATACTTAAGGGATGCTAAAACAGTATCGTCTGTTGCAGATGCATACAGGTCAATGTATGCAAAACCAAATGAAGATATCTTAAATGAGGAGTTAATAGACTCTCTCATCGAAGATGTTCGTGATGATGAAATTAATGAATGGTTAGAGTATCTCGAAGAAGTTAAATCTGTCTTTTCTGTACCAAAACAAAACATGCAGAAGGTTAAGGTTGCCATAACAAAACTATCAAAAAGACATCCAAAAGTTAAAGTATCATTCGGTACACATTCAAAAGGTAAGTTTGTAGATGATAATAATATAAACTTTGATGGTAGTCATGGAGATATTGATAACTTTATGAAAGCTATCCAAAAAGATAAAGCTCTCATGAAGTTGATGGAAGGTAGTGAATTAGAAGAAGGTGCATTAGCAGATAAAGCTAAGAAGTCTGGTATCTCAGTAGGAACATTAAAAAAAGTTTATAATCGTGGAATGGCTGCATGGAAAACAGGTCATAGGCCAGGAACTACACCACAACAGTGGGGCATGGCAAGAGTTAATGCATTTATAGTCAAGAAGAAAAAAGGTGGTCTGAATCACGATAAAGACCTTGCACATGTCATACATCCAGACGATGATATGATGAATGAAGAACACTTTGCAACTTATCATACTCCAAATCAAAAGAAAAGTATGAAAGCCTTTATTGCACTTGCTAAAAAAATGCCAGGCGTTTCAGATGTTACAAATGAAAAACAAAAAAATAAAAGAGGTCAATTAATTTTTAGAACTTCTTATAAAACAGATAAAAGAACTGCTGACAAATTAGAGAAACAACAAGGTGCATTAGAAAAGAAATATAAAGAAGAATCAGTAGAGACTCAAATTGATGAAGTCAAGAAACAAGAAGTTGATGCAATGAAAAAGGTTTCTAAAGACATGCAGAGTGTCTTAAAATCTTATCAGAAGATTGCAAACATGGGTGACAAAGAACTCAAGAATACAGTTCATAACAAAGATTACAAAAAAGTTTTAGATGCAAGAGATACAATCCTTAAGATGATTGGAACTCTTAACACTAAAATGTTAATGCAAAAAGAAGATTTTGAACTAGTAGAAGCATCTGCTGGTGAAATGATTGACAAACTCTTTAATGCTGGTGGTGATAGGATGATGACTCAAGGTATTGCAAAACTTCTTAACATGACCGATGTTAAAGTTGCACTTGCAATGCAGAAACAAAATCCAACAGGATTTAAAAGTACTATGATTGCAATGGGTAAAGATAGTAAAACCAAACTTGCACCACAAGGTAAAGATGCTTACCTAAAAAGATTAAAAACGATGTTCAAGAAAGCTGGTGTTAAACCTATACCAGAAGCACTCGATGATAAAGATGCACCAAAAGTAAAAGAAATAATCAAAAAATTAAAAGGTGCAAGTAAAGCTCATGCTGGTCAAGCAAAAGATTTAGAAAAAGCAGTGAGTGAAGACTTAGACGAGGCTGCAAAGTATACTAATGTATTCAATGCAATCAAAGGTATTAGAAACTTAAAAAGAAAAGAAGCAGAATTTATTGCAAATCTAGACCCAGCAATAATGCATCAAGTTTCAAAAAAACTTGCACCTATGTTCAAAGCAAGTGGATTTAAAGAAGAATTAGATGAAAAAGTTAAAGATGGTAAGTTAGACCCACTATCTAAAATGGGTAAATCTAAACTTACAGGTTCAGAGATTAATCAATATTACAGAGATAATCCAAAACAGAAAGCAGCTGCAAGAGATAAGTCAGTTAAGAAAGCAATCGAACTTGCACTTGATTTAAGTGGTGCAACTAACTATGCAATCAAAGAGATTGAGAAGTTTAAAAGAGGATTATCAAAACATCCAGCAGTTAAACTTGCACTTCAACATGCAAACGAATCAAAAGAATTTACAGGTCATCATGTAGTGATTGAAAACCTATCACCAGCAAATGTTATCAAGTTAAAAACATTTGGTAAGATGATGGCAAAAATGACTAAACTACCATTTGATGAAAACAATCCAGAAAAAAGTATTGACAAATTAATGGGTCAAATCTGGAAACAAAAACATGTTCCAGCAAACTGGGAAAGACTTCATAAGATGGTTGCAATGTTAAGAGACATTGGTGTCAAGATGCCTTCTCTAAAAGGTAAGTACATGGGACTAGACCCAGTTACTAAGAAAGCAATCTTCTATAAAGAAGGTACAGATGAAATAGTAGAGTGGCATCAAAAGATAGAAGAAATCAAAGAAGGTATTGAAGAACTTGTAGAGAAACAAGAAATGAAAGATGCAGACATCAAAAAGATTGCACAAATGACAGATAGAAATGACCATACTGGTTCATTAATGCATCTTGCAAAACTTCTTGGTGATAGAAAAGGACTAGAAGCATTAAAAGGTATTATGATGACACATAAAGCACTCGGTCATATGCCAGAAGGTTTAATGAAAACTAGAAATCAAATCTATGATAATCTCATGAGACAATCATCGAGTAAGTATTCAAATCACAAAGATGTCATAAGACAGTTCTAGGGAGTCGTCATGGAGACTTTCATAGAAAGAAACTACAAAAAAGAATACCAAAACTACCATTCTAAACCAGAACAAAAGAAAAGAAGAGCTGGTAGAAATCATGCACGAAGACAACTAAAAGATACTAAAGGTATCGTTGGTAAAGATGTGCATCATAAAGATGGTAATCCTTTGAATAACGATAAATCAAATCTATCAATTGTAACCCAAAAGTATAACAGGACTGAACCTCGTCTTAGAGATGAGGAAAGAGAACCTCAAGATAAAGATATCAAAGATAAAGAAGGTACTCAACCAGCAAAGTACTTCAAAGGTCTTAAAAAAACTACTAAGTCTAAAAGAGATGCACATTTCAAAAAAGGTGCAAAAAAATCAGATTCAGATTCTTCTGCATACAAAGATGCACCTGGCGATAAGAAAGCTAGAAAAGAACCTATGCGTAAGTCTAAGTATACTAAAGACTATCAAAAAATGTATGGAGAAGTTCTTGCATATGAAGCTCGTGCATTCCATGACTTTGGTGCAAACAGTCCATCTGCAAATAATAAAATAAGAGATATTGCAAACAAAGCTAAAGATTACAAGGATGCAATGAACAAGATAGTAACATTTGCAAGAGGAACTAGTACACCAAGTAAGAAGTTTGCACAAGCAATCGGTTCTGGAAAGTTTACAGACTATGAACCAGACAAAGATATTGCACAAAATGTTAAAGATTTCATTCAACAAAGAGATAGAGTTAAGAAACTAGGCCCTCGTGCAAATGACCCAGATGCAAATCTACAAGTACAAATTAAAGGTGCAGAAGATTTAAGAACTGGTAGTAATATTAAACTTGATGATGGGTCAACAGTTAAAGTTACTCAAAAAAATGCAAAGATAATTAACATGGCATTAGACAGAGTAAAACCACAAATGAGAATACAACTACTTAAACTACTAGGAAAGAATAAAATGTCTTTCAACAAAACAGTAGGGGCAATAAAAAGAAGTCTTTCATAATACGAATATATAATTACATAATGAACATACTATTCCTTGAGATGGAACACCAGAATCTTCAATTCATGAAGAAACTGGTTGAGTCTGGACATAATGTCTATACCAATCAATACGACTCACCAAACTATCTAAAATCATTTGGAATCACTGCACTAGAAGAAATACCTTATATGATATGGGCAACTGATTTAGTTGATATAAAAGATTATGAAAAATATCATAATAATTTACCAGAAATTATTTACGATAGGTTTGAACAAGTACTTGAAAAGTACAAAATAGATTTAGTTATTAATACATATCCAATTGCAAATGAAATGATACATTCTAAAGATTGGGGAGTAGATATAGTTACATGTAGTTCAGAAGCTGTAAAATTAGAAACAGAAAAAATGTTTGCAAATAAGTTTGCAAAACATTGTGGTATAAAATGTCCAAATATATTACAGACAGGTAACGATAATCATAATATAAATGCTGAAAAATTACCAGATGAGTATGTTATTAAACCTATGATAGATTGGATTTCATCTACAATGATGAGAAAAGAATATCATGATAAGGTTAAAGAATTGTATGGTGGACATAGTAAATCTTATTATGTAGAAGAAGTTATAAAAGGATTAGAAACTAACATATCATATATCATGTCAGATGGAGAATGGGCATTTACATTTTCAGAACATTGTGACGAATCAAAAGCAAAACAAATTTGGAATATTAATCCACAGGTATGGTATGCAAATACTACAATAGAAGAACTAGAACCAGATATTGATAAAAAAGTAAGAGATAATGTTGTAGAATATCTTAATCAGACTGCAAAGTTAGGTGGTACATATGAGGGTAGTATTACTCAGATGTTAGGAGAAGATGGTGAACTATACTTTTTAGAGAATAATTGTAGACCATATGTAAATAATACATTTCCAATACCATATACAGGTGATGAATACTTGGATGCATTTAGAAATAATCCTAAGAAAATAGGTGATTGGTTTGAAGGTAGAAAGTTTCCAAAGATAGTGTTACAATCACCTAAAATTGGTAAAGAGGATGAAAAATGTGTATATCCATTTCATTTACATACTAAATATAACATTGCAGAACCAACACCTATTGAGATAATTGACGATAAATATATTGCAACAAAGGGTGGTGTAGTAGTAGTATTTGAGGATGAAATCAATATGGATTTCATAGAGGAAGTAGAAAAAGAATCAGAATTAAGAGCGTATTTCGGTAACTGAGATATTGAAAGTTATAAATACAATAGTATAAACAAAAAGTTTCTCATACAGGGAACTAATAAATGAGGAGATAATTATGTCTTTATGGGGTAATTCAGATGCAGACGAAGCCAAACCAAAGTGGTTGACAGCTGCAGAAAAGAAACTAACCTTTGCAACTGCAAAAGGTTGGGTATTTAAGAAGTCTGATAATCATCAAGAAGAGGTTCTCTGTGCAATCGGAGAACTTGCAACTTCTATAGGTCAAGCAGATATAACTAACATTGATTGGGTAACTACTGCATTTGATAAATCAGATGGTGGTACTTTATCAGCAACAGTAACTTTCAATGAGAAGGTCACAGTAAGTGGTAATCCTACTTTATCAGTAACTAATGGTAACCAAGGTTCTGGTAGTGGAAGAGGCCCACATGTATTAGTATATGCAAGTGGTTCATCAACTAATAAACTTACATTCAGTCTTGCAATCGGAGCTGCAAATGCAGCCACAAACGCAGGTGATGTATTAAGTTTTGGTGCAAATCCATTAGCACATGCTGGTGGTTCAACTATTGTTGATAAAGCAGAAGGTGGAAATGCAACTATTACTAGTGCAGCTTCAATCGGAACTGCAGCTGGTACAATTACAGTAGCTGCATAATAGGAAAACATTATGAAATCATTCAAGAAATACATTGATGAGGCATACGAGACAGGTGCAAATGGTGGATACCAACTTAACAAAGATGTTACAGGTCGTGTAGACACTGCTGATTTACATCAATTTGCATCTGATTCTGGTGTATTGTCTAGATTAAACACTTGGATAGGTGATATTGCAGACAGAGAACACATTACAGTTCAAGCTGCATTAGAACAGTTATACAGAAAAGTAGAACAAATAGGAATAGAATTTGATACTGTTATGGACGAAAATGTATCGGATTCTGGTTCAATGGATTTACCTATCACGCAATATGGTGGTAGAATGGGTAAAGACGAAGAAGGAAACGATTTAGATGATAACTTTGTTTCCATCAAAGGGCCAGACTTAAAATTACATGTCGAGTATGAAAGACTTCCTAACAAAATGTTTAAAGTCGTTGCAGACATTAAATAACTTTTCATATAATTCACCTATATACTAGTGTAATAACTAGGATATAAATTATGAAATTATTTGAGAAGTTGACAGATGAAAACTTCACCATGTTTGCAATGCAGTGTTATGATAACCCTCAATGCACATCCATGGAAGAGTTCATGGAAGACCTTAGAAGGTTTAGATACCTAAAACGACTGTTAAGAAGATATTATAAAAATGGTGAACTCAGAGAACGATTGATTCTCAATCATCTAATTGTCATTTTTAATATTTTTGGATTCGATAACTCAGTTAAAATGTTAGAATTCAAAATAGAAGAATCATACTGGCCTGTACTCAAAACTTGTTTAATCTACATGGAATATGTGAAAGAAGACTGGAAAGTTAATATACCAGTTGATATGGAAGTAGCAGGAGTTTTAAGAGAACTATGAATCAAGTAGATTTAAAAGAAGGTGCAATGGGTGTAATAGATACAGTCATAGTATTTCGTATTCTTAAAATGATGACCAGAAAATGGGAAGAGATGGATGCATACAAGTTCGGTATCATCGATGACAATGGTAAAAGAATCAAATCAAAAAAACCCAAAACCTCAGAAGAAAAAAACTCATTCACACTACTTCACAGATTAGTATTTAATCTCAAAAGAGTTCTTGAACTACTACCATTTGGTAGGACAAGACTTGCATCTTACGCTGCATCGTTAGCACTACTCAAAGAAAATTTCAACATTGATGGAGAATATCTAGAAAGACATTTCTATCAATACCTTAAAGAAAACGATTTAGTACTTGACTTATTAGAAGGTCATGATAATATGAATAATTTACAGAAAGGAAAAGAATATGAATTAAGACAATCAGTTTGGAACGAAGAGGACTGTATTGGTACACGAGGTGACCAAGTACAGATGTTAGGAAGGACTGATAATGTGATGGGAGTAGATATTTACAGAGTCTACAACATAACACAAGACCAGTCCATGTTAATTACAGGACATGATGTTAAATGAATGGCTTTATGAAAATTACAAAAGTACAAAACCCACCAAAAGATATTGCACATTTCAGTGGTGCAACCTATCCAGTGGAAGACGAGGGAATCAATCCAGAGGATGTAATTGAAATATTTAATACACCTTTGACTGGTTCTTACAATTGGGATTACACAGTTCAAGATGATAGAATCAAAAAACTATATGAACTAGGTAAGGAAAAAGAATGGAATGTAGAAAAAGATATAAACTGGGATGTTCCTAATCCAGATGAAGATGAAACTGCATTCATGTTTTTTAATGAACAGTGGAAAAATCACAAAGACTACAAACACTTATCTATAGAACAAAGAAAGGAGTTTGTTAAAGATTTAAATAATTGGACACTTGCACAACTATTACATGGTGAACAAGGTGCATTGTTAGTTGCATCTCAACTTACAAGTTGTGCTCCAACATTTAATGCAAAACTATATGCAGCTTCACAAACTTTTGATGAGGCAAGACATGTAGAAGCATTCAACAAGTATATACAAACAAGAGTTGGTAGGATGTTTCCTATCGGTACACAGTTAAAAGCATTATTAGATAAAATACTTACAGATGAAAGATGGGATTTAAAATTTATCGGAATGCAAATTATTATTGAAGGTCTTGCACTTGCAATCTTCAATACTATAAAACAAACAACAACAGACCCAGTTCTCAGAGGAATACTTACTCTTGTTATTAGAGACGAAGCAAGACATGTAACTTTTGGTGTTAACTATCTAGAAAGTTATGTGCAAACACTAACTCTTCAAGAGAAAGAAGAAAGAGAAGACTTTTGTTTAGAGGCTTGTACAGTATTAAGAAATAGATTTAAACAGTATGATGTTTGGGAAAAGTGGGGATTCGATGTTGAATATACAGATGAGTACATTACTAAAAATGCACTGAATATTCAGTTCCAAGAACTACTATTTACTAGAATTATGCCCAATCTTAAGAAAGTTGGACTACTTCCAGATAGACTTTTGCATAAATATGATATATTAGGACTTTCTAAGTTTTCACTTGGAGATTCAGATTACGAAACATCATGGGAAGAACTAAGTAAACCATTGGAAATAGTTAGATGAAAATAAAAAGGTTCAAAGAAGTATTCGAAGATGCACCAGCAAATTCAACTGGAGTTGCAGTAGCAACTAATGAACCTATTGTTCGTAAAAAGAAAAAGAAACAAGATTCAGAGTATAGAGAGATAGGTACACCAGAACTTTTAAAAAGGTACAAAGAAGATACTCCTGGCCAAGAAGGTGCAATCACTGAAAGTGTAAAACTCAAAGCAGATATCTTAAAGAAACTTAAAAAGATGAAAGGTGTTTCAGATGCACTTGCACAAGAAATAGTTAAACTACCAATGCCTGTCATTACATCAATGATAAATCAAATGGGTATGATAGTCGCTGGTGATGATGAACATCCACCTCATGTAAAAGACAAAGAAAAAGAAAAGAAAAAAGTTGTACTTAAAGGTTCACTTGCATCTGTAAATGAAGCACAACTTGTAACAGATGGTAAAATTGTTACAGGTGTTTTACAAGTTCTTGATATCATAACTAAAAGACTCAAATCAGAAATGGGTAAAAGATACAAGAAGGATGCAAAAGATGGACTTGCATACATCAACTCCATTGCAAAGATGGTAGGAATGAAAGCAACCGATGAGAAACAAACTAAAAATAGAATGTTCTTGAAGTTGGGTGAAGATTTAGATGAAGGACTTTGGGATAATATCAGAAAGAAAAAGGCAAGAATTAAAGCTGGTTCTGGTGAGAAGATGAGGAAGAAAGGTGAAAAAGGAGCTCCAACTCCAGACCAAATCCAAAGAGCTCAAGAAGAGTGTTGTGCAGAGTGTTTAGGACATTATGACCATGTGATTACAGAATCAGAGTATCAAGGTAAGAAAGTTAAATTAAATGACCCTATAAGGACATCAGAGAACCCTAACAAGAAGTTTAAAGTATATGTGAAGAATGAGAAGGGTAAGGTTGTGGTAGTTCGATTTGGAGACCCTAAGATGGGTATAAATCGTGATAACCCAGAAAGAAGAAAATCATTCAGAGCAAGACATAATTGTGCAGACCCAGGCCCCAAATGGAAGGCAAGATATTGGTCATGTTATCAGTGGAGAGCAAGTGCAAAAGTGGATAACTAAAGTCTGGGACTGGATTAAATGTGCATGGTTATGGTTCATAAATTTATTCAGAGAAAGATATGAGGTTACTGTATCATTCAATAAAGAATGGGGTGATGCAGATGATAGGACTTATGTTGCAAAAAAGATTCTAGTGCAGAAAGAAAAACATTTAAAATTTAGAAACGATGATAATGAAGTTGTCGAATATAGAAGTGCAGCTGGACTGAACTATATAATAAGGGAGTTATAATGTTAGAAAAAATATTATCTGATAGGTTAAATGTAGATGTATCTACAATTACAGATGAGTCACATATTGTTGATGACTTAGGTGCTGATTCATTATCTGTAGTTGAAGTAATCATGGATATCGAATCTCAGTTTGATGTTGAAATACCAGATGAAGATGCAGAGAACCTTTTTACAGTTGCAGAAATTAAACAATGGATTGAGGATAATTCATAATGTCGTATGAGTTAACACATGAAGAAGAAAATAAAAAGATATTACATTGGATATCTAAAACAGTTGCATCGAAAAAAGATATTAGAGCAAAAGAACTTGACCATGATGCAACTTTTGGTGAATTAGGAGTAGATGGTTATTTGATAAGACAGGAAGTAAATAAGTTCTTTAATGTTGAAGTACCAGACAATCTAAATACAACTAATAAATTAAGAGATTATTTTAAGGATTGGCCACTATGAATCAAATATTAATAGGAGTAATCTTTGTCATGGGAGTCGGTGGATTTTTCCTATGGGAAGATTATCAAGGTGTCAAACAAGAAAACATGGCACTTACAGTTGCAGTAGCAGAACAGAAACAAACTATTACTGCAATAAAAGAATCATATGAAAAACAAGGACAGTCTTTACAAAATATGATGAGAAAGAATGCACAGATAGAACAAGAAATGAATTCTTATCTGGACATTTTTAGGAGACATAATTTAAACCAACTTGCAGTTGCAAAGCCAGGAATGATTGAGAAAAGAGTCAATGATTCTACAAAGCAAGTTTTTGAGAGTATAGAAAATGATAGCAAAGAATTGGACAGTTTGGACGACCCTACTAGCAATATCAATCCTAACAATTAGTGGTTGTGCATCTAGACAGGTTGAGGTAATATCCAAACCTATTGAAATTGATATAATACAACCTACAATGCCTAGGAACATTGATTTGAAAGAACCAAGGTTCTATGTGGTATCAGAGGCAAAAATAACTAATCCATGTGTCAAAAACGAAGAAGGAAAAAGAGACTGCTCACTAGGCAAAGAAAATCCAGAGTGGCCAGAAGGTTATACTTATCTAGACAGATTCTTGGATGATATGAAAAAGATGAATTCTGGAGATGTTGTATTCGTTGCAATGTCGGTCAGTGATTATGAACTTATGTCATATAACATGCAAGAACTACGAAGATACATTAGAGAAGTACAAGAAGTTGTAGTTTACTATAGAAATGTGACCATCAAAAACCCAGATGGAACTACCACAGAAGCACAGGCTGCAGTCATAGAAAAACCATAAAACCAATGTCTAGATATTCGTAAGAGAGAACGAATATACCCTTGACAAATCCCAGACTTATAGTATTATAGATATATGTCTTTGTGGATTGATAAAAAATACCTTAAATTGGTATCCTCACGATTTAGGAACTATAAATGGAAAGATGATAAACTTCTTAACCATTCATGTCCTTATTGTGGAGACAGTTCCCAAAATGAGTTGAAAGCACGAGGTTATCACTTTGTGCATAAAGATACTTATGTATATAAGTGTCATAATTGTGGACATTCTACCAATATAGGTATCTTCCTCAAAGACCACGATGATATGTTGTACAAACAATGGGTCATGGAAAAGTTTGGTAAGAAGAATGATACCAGACCAGTTGCACAACAGAACTTTACTTTCGAACCACCAAAGTTTAAATCTAATCCACTTGCAAAGTATCCCAAGGCTGAAGATAGTCAATTATGTGTTGATTACTTGACCAGAAGACAGATACCAGAAAAGTGGTGGAAAGATTTCTATTTTGTTGAGAATTCACAAAGTCTAAGTTCGATAAATTATAAGTATAATAAGAGAGTTTTAGGAAACGACCCAAGACTAGTTCTACCCTTCTATGATAGACAGAAAAATCTCATAGGTGTTACAGGTAGAGCATTAAATGATTCACAACTAAGATATTTAACATTAAGATTCGATGAAGAAAAACCACTTATTTTCAATCTCGACAAAGTTGATTTCAACCAACCTCTTTATGTTGTTGAAGGGCCAATTGACTCTTTATTTCTGCCCAACTGCATTGCAGTCGGTGGGTCAGACTTCTCCAAGGTAACAAACGAAATTAGTAAGAGTAACTCTACTCTTATCTTTGACAATGAACCTCGGAACAAAGAAATCATCAAGAAGATGAGGTCTATGGGTGACCAAGGATACAAAGTTGTAGTTTGGCCAGAGACAATAAAAGAAAAAGACATCAATGATATGTGGATGGTCGACATCAATGTCAAAGATATAATTATAGATAATACCAAGCAAGGATTATCATTAAACCTTGCAATCAACGATTGGAGTAAAGTATAGTGAATGGTAATGGATTGAGTATCGTAAAGAGGGATGGGTCGACAGAAAAGTTAAACCTAGAAAAAATACATAAAATGGTAGAGGCTGCATGTGATGGTATCAATGGGGTATCTGCATCACAGGTAGAAATGAGTGCAAACTTGTCATTCTATGAAGGAATGACAACTCAAGAAATACAAGATACATTAATAAAATCTTCATCTGATTTGATATCTTTGGATTCACCAAATTATCAATATGTAGCTGCAAGATTATTATTGTTTGCAATTCGTAAGGATGTGTTTAACACCAAATGGAAAGACAGTAAAATATATCCACCATTAAAAGATATAGTAGAAAGAAATATAGAACATGGTGTATATGATAAAGAACTAATAAGTTATTATGATGATGATGAGTGGGATAAACTTAACTCGTATTTGAATCATAATCGAGACATGTTGTTTGCATACGCAGGTCTCAGACAGGTAGTGGATAAGTATCTTGTACAAGATAGGTCGTCTGGCCAGTTGTATGAGTCTCCACAGTTTATGTATATTTTGATTAGTGCAGTTCTTTTTAAGGACTACCCTAAAGAAACGAGGTTAAATTATGTTAAAAAATATTACGACGCGATTAGTCAATTTAAGATTAACATCCCTACACCAGTTATGGCTGGGGTTAGAACTCCTCTTAGGCAGTTTGCTAGTTGTGTTTTGGTGGACAGTGATGATACTCTTCCAAGCATTTTCTCTAGTGACATGGCTATTGGTAGGTATGTTGCACAGAGGGCTGGAATTGGTATTAATGCTGGTAGGATTCGTGGAATCAATTCTAAAATTCGTGGTGGAGAAGTACAGCACACAGGAGTTATACCTTTTCTCAAGAAATTTGAATCCACAGTCAGATGTTGTACACAAAATGGTGTTAGGGGTGGAAGTGCTACTGTCCACTTTCCAGTCTGGCATCAAGAAATTGAGGATATTATTGTCCTCAAAAACAATAAAGGGACAGAAGATAATAGAGTCAGAAAACTCGACTACTCAATCCAATTAAGTAAATTATTTTATGAACGATTTATCAAAGACGAGGATATCACTTTGTTTTCTCCTCACGATGTGCCTGACCTCTACGATGCATTTGGAACAGAAGGGTTTGATGAACTTTACGAAAAGTACGAGAGAGCATATTCAATCCCTAAGAAGAAAATAAGTGCAAGAACTCTTTTCATGGATATGTTAAAAGAGAGAGCAGAAACAGGAAGAATCTACATCATGAATGTAGACCATAGTAACAGTCATAGTTCATTCTTAGATAAGGTGAATATGAGTAATCTATGTCAAGAGATTACATTACCTACAACACCTATAAGTCATCCAGATGATGAAGATGGTGAGATTGCACTTTGTATATTATCTGCAATCAATGTAGGTTCTATTAAACTAGAAGAATTACCAGAGTTATGTGATATTGTAGTTCGTGGATTAGATGAATTAATTGATTATCAAAAGTATCCAGTAAGAGCTGCAGAAGTATCAACAAAGGCAAGAAGAAGTCTTGGTATAGGATACATCGGTCTTGCACATTATCTTGCAAAGAATAAGGTAAAGTATAACGACCCAGAAGCACATAAATTAGTGCATGAGTTAACAGAAGCATTTCAATACTGTTTACTAGATGCATCTAACAAACTTGCATTTGAAAAGGGTGCATGTGATTGGTTTGATAGAACAAAATATGCAGAAGGTATATTACCCATTGACACTTATAAGAAAGATGTTGATGAGATTACACCTAATGAACTAAATGAGGACTGGGAAGGTCTTAGAGAGAATATAAGGATGCATGGACTAAGACATAGTACATTGTCTGCACAGATGCCCTCAGAGTCCTCTAGTGTCGTTTCTAACGAGACAAATGGTATTGAACCACCTAGAGACTACTTGACAATTAAGAAATCGAAGAAAGGGCCTCTAAAACAGATTGTACCATCATATCAGATACTACAAAACTTCTATACACTTTTATGGGATATGGAAGACAATGATGGTTATATTAAAGTAGTTTCTGTTATGCAAAAGTTTTTTGACCAAGGTATTAGTGGTAATTGGTCTTATAACCCAGAAAACTATGATAATAATGAAGTTCCTTTGTCTATAATGGCAACAGACCTTCTTAAGACATATAAATATGGGTGGAAAACATCATATTACCAAAACACATATGATATGAAAACAGATGAGGTTGTCGAAGTAAAAGACGAACCACTTCCAGTACAGGAAGACCTAGATGATGAGGAGTGTGAGGCATGCGCCATTTAAATTATGTAAGAAGACCCAAAGAGGAAAGAGTAGAAAGAAAACAACTTACCTCAGAGTTATTTAAAAGAACAAAAGAACGAATTATAGAAAGTTATAATTATTCAGAGGAAAGAAGATTAGAAGTCTTTAATCCAGAGACAGATTACGCAGATGATGTTCCAGAAATAACAAAAGAAGGTTATCAGTTTGCAAAGAATAGATTCTTTGTTGCAAGAAACTTCTTTGATAAATCTCACATTGAGTGGACTTATCATATGTTTAAGTTTCAAGAACATAGAAAACAGTATTACAGAGAAGAACATATTATTGGTTCAAACTTTGATGACAAAGGCGGTGGATTAGATACTTGGGTCAGTAGAGGAATGCCTTTCCCTAATTATGGGGAAACCATTCTCATGATGTATCAGAAAAAGATAGAAGAGTTATTTGGATATCGTTTACAACCAACATATTCATATGGAAGAACATATGATAGACATTCAAGATTGTTGAGTCATACTGATAGACCATCATGTGAATTTAGTGCAACCTTTCCTATATCATATGATACCGATGATAGTACACCATGGACAATATGGGTTCGTAATGATATGAACTATTGTGGAATGGATAATGAGGAATCTTGGGATTTGACAATGGGAGCTCCTTTCGAGGAAAGAGAAAGTTGTGTTCCAGTAAAATTAGAGCCTGGTGATGCATTATTCTATCAAGGGTGTAATGTGGTACACTTTAGAGAAAGATTAGCAGGTGATTCTGCAAGACAAATCTTCATACATTATTTACATGCAGATGGGCCTATGTACAAGGAATATCCCATACTTGCATATGATGGTAGACCATCAATATATCATGGAACAGGAAGTAAAGCAACTAGAGATTGGCAAGAAGCAAATGATAGGATTCAAAATAGAAATGAATATTGGAGATGGGCCAACGCAGGAATAACAGACCCTATCACAGGTAAACCATGTGGTAAAGGACATGAGAAATATGAGTAAAGTTTTTAATAGAAATAAAGTAGACTTCTTAAAGAATCCAATCTTCTTTGGAGAGGAACTTAATACCCAACGATATGACGATTTTAAATATCCCATATTCGACAAGTTAACACAAAGACAATTGGGTTACTTCTGGAGACCAGAAGAAGTTTCTCTTCAAAAAGATAGGAACGATTACAATGAACTAAGTAAAGCACATAAACATATCTTTACTAGTAATCTAAAGTATCAGACACTTTTAGATTCAGTTCAAGGTAGAGGCCCTGCTACTGCATTATTACCTTTCTGTACTCTTCCAGAGTTAGAAGGATGCATTATTACATGGGACTTTATGGAAACTATCCATAGTCGTTCCTACACTTACATGATAAAGAATCTGTATCCAGACCCATCAAAAGTATTTGATACGATTCTAGACGATGAGAAAATCATTGCAAGAGCAGAGTCAGTAACAAAAAGATATGATGAGTTTATTGACTATGCACAAAGATATAGTTTAGGTTATGAAAAAGATGAATACGAACTTAAGAAAAGATTATATCTTGCACTTATAAGTATTAACATACTTGAAGGACTTCGTTTCTTTGTATCATTTGCATGTACTTTTGCATTTGGTGAAATGAAAAAAATGGAAGGGTCTGCAAAGATTATAAGTTTTATTGCAAGAGACGAAGCACAACATCTTGCAATTACTCAACACATTCTAAAATGTTATCAGAATCAAGAGAAAGATAAAGTTATGACTAAGGTCATGAAGGACTGTGAACCAGATGTTTACCAGATGTATGAAGAAGCAGTCAAAGAAGAAAAAGACTGGGCAGAATACTTATTCATACATGGTAGTATGTTAGGACTATCTACTACACTTTTAAGTCAATATGTTGAATACATTGCAAACAGAAGACTTCGTGCAATTGGTTTAAATCCTATATATGAAGTATCAAGTAGAACTAATCCATTACCATGGACACAACATTGGTTGACATCAAAGGGTCAACAGAATGCACCACAGGAGACTGAGATTGAATCTTATGTCATCGGTGGTATCAAACAAGATATTAAAG